TACTACTGCAACTGGTGATATTAAAATTCATCTTAAAGGTGGAGCAAATAGTAATGATACTTTAAATTTTAATTTTGGTGGTAATGGAGTTAAATTTGCCACTGCAGCTTATGTAACATTAGCAAATATTGATTCATGCACCATTTATTATGGATAGGAGATTAGATGGTAAATACAACATCTGGCTCTTATGTTTTTGATAAGAACCTTGGTATAGATGAAATTATTGAAGATGCGTACGAACGTATTGGTCTTCAGGGTGTTTCTGGTTATCAATTAAAAACAGCAAAACGATCTTTAAATATTTTATTTTCTGAATGGGGTAATAGAGGACTTCATTTTTGGGAAGTAAAAAATCAAAATGTCAAATTAGTCGAAAATCAATCAGCTTATACTTTTTATCGTTCACCAGCAGATGGCGCGTCTGAAGGTATTCCCACTACATTATCAGCAGGAATAAATGCAAGTGTCACCACAATTGGTGTTGCTTCAGTAACAGGCATGCCGACAACTGGCGGAATTATAACCATTAATAGTGAACAAATTAGATATACAGGAATATCAACTTTAGACTTAACGGGATGTACAAGAGGAGTAAACGGCAGCACGGCCGCTACTCATAGTTCCGGAGATACTGTTACACAGTTTCCAAACGGCATGACAGATATTCAGGAAGCTAATTATAGAATAGTTTCAACAACTGTTGATACTCCAATGACAAAAATTAGTAGATCTCAATATCAAGGATTTTCAAATAAAACGGCTACAGGTACTCCGTCTCAATATTGGGTGCAAAGATTTATAGATAAAGTTACAATGACTTTATATTTAACTCCTGGCGCAGCACAAGATGGAAACCTTATTAATTTTTATTATACAAAACGAATTGATGATGTAGGTGCTTTTACGAACGCAGCTGATGTTCCATATAGATATGTACCTTGTATGGTAGCTGGACTAGCTTTTCTTTTAGCGCAGAAAAATCCAACTACACCACAAAAAGTACAAGAAATGAAAATGTTATATGAAGATGAATTAGCAAGAGCTGAAGCAGAAGATGGTTCTGATGCTTCTACTTATATTTCACCTCAAATATATTATCCGGGGGTTGGCTAATGGCTACATTTTCACAAGGCAAATATGCTCTAGCAATTTCGGATCGTTCTGGTTTAGCATTTCCTTATAACGAAATGGTACGAGAGTGGAATGGAGCATTTGTTCATAGTTCAGAATATGAACCTAAGCAACCACAACTTCAACCTAAGCCGACAAGTGCAGATCCACAGGCATTACGGACAGCACGGCCTGCAAGAACAGAGTTCGGAACTCAGAGTTTTTTAACTAAAAATCCTTTTACAACTTCATCTGATACAACTTTGACTATTTCATTTGAAAATAGTCAGCTGCAAGTTAATGATGTTTTAAGATTTACTTCTGTCAAAGAACCTGTTGGCGGGGTTTCAGTCGCACAGTTACAATTACAAACAACTTTAAATGGAAATATTACAGCTACTGCTACAACAATTACTTTAACCGATGGATCTAATTTTCCTACATCAGGATCTATTATGATTAAAAAAATAGATAGTTCTACCGGATTGTATGCAAATGAAGTTATTACATATACTGGAAGATCATCTAATGATCTAACCGGATGTACGAGGGGAACTTCCGCCGTTTATCGGGGATATACTCCTCCCTCAACAACAGCTGGAACTCATGACTCCGGAGCCACGGTCTATGGGTCTTTTAAAGTTGCTTCTTTGATCGAGACAAGTTATGTTAATGATGCTAATACAACGGTAACAGAAAAAAATAGTTTTACAATAACACTACCTAGTGCTGCAACAGGCACTGCAACAGGGGGAGGATTTAATTGTGTTGTGAGTCCTCTTAATATAGAGAGTTTATAATGGCGGGATATACACTTTCAGCATTAGAAGCTGACATTAGAAGTTATACGGAAGTAGATAGTACTATTTTTAGTGGTGCTATTCTAGGCAGATTTATAGAAAACGCAGAACATAGAATTTTTTATGATGTTCCACTTGATGCATATAGATATGTAGCAGAAGGAACATTGGCAGCTGATGATAATACGGTCTATGCCCGTGGTAAAGGAAGTAAAGGGGCGACTGGAACGGTTTTTGTACGGGGAATAGAGGTATTTAATTCTACAGCCAATACCGAGGGAGCCGGGAACTGGTTGGAGAAAAAGGACCAAACCTACTTAAGCGAATATACTGATAGATTAACCGGCACTAAAGGCGATCAAACAGCCCAAGATGTTACTGGATTTCCTAAGTATTATGCAATGTTTGGAGGGGCAACAGGGACTTCAGACACGACTTCTGGAGGGATATATATAGCTCCTACGCCGGACGCTAATTATTATTTTAGAATGTATTATGATATGGTACCTTTAGGATTAGAAACTAAAACTTCTGGGACTTATGTAAGTCAGTATTTTCCAAGTGGACTTTTATATGCCTGTCTGGTAGAAGCATATGGATATTTAAAAGGTCCACAAGACATGTTGACATTATACGAGAATAAATATAAACAAGAAGTACAAAAATTTGCAGGAGCGCAAATTGGAAGACGAAGACGAGACGATTATACTGATGGAACAGTTAGAATACCTGTTAAGTCACCGTCTCCGTAAATAAGGGGAAAAAATTATGGCAATAGTATCATGTTTAACAAATACTTTCAAAGAAGAGCTTTTACAAGGTCATCATAGCTTTAACGCTTCTGGAGATACTCCAGCAGGTAGTACTTTTAAAATAGCCCTATATTCTAGTAACTCAGCAACTTTGGGAACAACTACAACTGTATGGGCGGCTGCAAGTACTCCGTCTGCAGATCCTACAGATACATACGAAGTTACAACAACAGGTTCAGGATATGCTTCCGGAGGATCAGCTTTAACAAATACTGGAGTTGCAAAATCAACAACAACTTCTTACACAGATTTTTCTGATATCTCCTGGACATCAGCTACTTTCACTGCAAGAGGATGCATGATTTATAATTCATCCACTATTACTGGTTTAACTACAAACGCTTCTGTTTTAGTTATAAATTTTGGAGGAGACAAAACTGTTTCTTCTGGAACTTTCACACTTCAATTTCCAGCTAACGATTCATCCAACGCGATTGTAAGATTAACGTCATCGTAGGGAGACACTCCTTATGGCAGCTACCTGGGGAAATAATAAATGGGGAGCTAATTCTTGGGCTTCCGAAACAGTCTCTACTACACTAACAGGATTTTCAACAACTTCTTCACTTGGAACTGTAGTCGCTTATCCTGAACAAGGATGGGGAAGTGATTATTGGGGAATTGAAAATTGGGGTGAATCAGGCCTCACTGTATCTCTTACAGCTCCTACACCTATAACAGCCAGTCTTGGGGACTTGAAATCTTATCCTGAAACAGGATGGGGTCATGACTCATGGGGAGCAGAACCATGGGGTAATGCTGATGATGAAGATGTAGCTTTAACAGGATTTAGTACAACTGGATATGTTGGGTCTTTAACTGTAACCGACATGTCCGTTGGTCTTACAGGTATTTCATCAACAGCTTCTCTTGGAACTGTATCTCATGAAATGGCTTATGACCTAACTGGAATATCTTCAACCGCTTCTCTCGGGTCTTTAACTGTAACCGACATGTCCGTTGGTCTTACAGGTATTTCATCAACAGCTTCTCTTGGAACTGTATCTCATGAAATGGCTTACGATCTGACTGGAATATCTTCGACTGGTTCTCTTGGAAGTGTTACTATTACTTCAGCTCCACTTGTTCTTGTAACAGGTTTTTCAGCAACTGGTTCTCTTGGAACTGTATCTCATGAAATGGCCTATGATCTAACTGGGATATCTTCAACTGCTTCTCTTGGAACTATATCTCATGAAATGGCTTACGACCTAGCTGGAATATCTTCGACTGGTTCTCTTGGGACTATATCTCATGAAATGGCTTATGACCTAGCTGGAATATCTATAACTGGTTCTCTTGGAACTGTATCTCATGAAATGGCTTACGATCTGACTGGAATATCTTCGACTGGTTCTCTTGGATCATTAACTATAGCAGATATGGCTATTGGTTTGACAGGGATTTTATCCACCATGACAATAGGAAATATGGCGCCGACAGGATATACGGACATAGGTATTACAGGAAGCCCGAGCTATACGGACATAGGTATTACAGGAAGCCCGAGCTATAATGATATTGACATCACGAGAAATCCATCTTATACAGACGTTACTATAGCATCGTAGGAGAAAAATATGGCATCGAATTATAATTCATTAGGTTTCAATTTAATGACCACTGGCGAAAACGCCGGTACATGGGGAACCAATACTAATCTAAATTTAAATTATCTTAGAGATACTTTTGGTTATATTTCTATCGCAATGACATCGGATAGAACTTTAACTATACCTGATAACTCTACCGGAACTTATGATGGTAGAGCATTTATTATCGAATTAACAGGAACTCTTGGAGGAACTAGAGTTCTAGATATTGCAGCAACTGCGGGATCAGGATCATCTCCTGGAGGATCAGCGTCTATTTTAAAACCATTTATTGTTTTTGATAACACAACTCATTCTGGAGATACTTTAACTTTTAAAGTAACAGGGGCGACAGGTTTTGCTTTATCAGAGGGTACAACTTATTTATGTTATCACAATGGAACCGATATTATTAATACAGGTTTAGGATCTGGAGATGTAACTCTCACAGGAACACAAACTTTAACAAACAAAACTTTAACATCACCTAAAATTAATGAAGATGTAGTTTGTTCTTCTACAGCTACAGAACTTAATTTATTAGATGGTTGTACTTCTACAACAACAGAGCTTAACTATAATGATCTTACAACACTTGGAACAAGTGCTGGATCTAAAGTATTATCAGCAGATTCAAATAATTTAACAAAAATAACAGGCGCAGCATATTTTGAAGAAGATACATTAACATTTGATGCAACGCAGGATTGGGATGTTAGAGCATCACCAGTTGCTAAAGTAACATTAACAGCTAACGTGATTTTTGATGCACCATCAAACCCAACTACAGGACAATTTATTTCGATTCTTTGTATTCAGGATGCTGGAGGTTCAAATACAATTGGTTGGAATGCAGTATTTGAGTTTGCAGCAGATACAGCACCAACAGCTACTACAACAGGAGATCAGGGTGATTTGTTTAGCTTTAG